AGTCACGCATAAAGCAACTAATCGAACAATAGAGGTGGTCAACCGTACAGAATTCTATGGTGATTGGAGAAAGAAGGACGGAGGGACGCTTGCTGAAATAAATAAATCCCGACCTTCACCTTTTCTTTGGGATGAGTTTGAGTCCGAGGATATTCAGCGACCGGAACCAATCGAGAATGTGCTACATACAGCGCGGGTTATGGTTGAGAAAGACCTCAAATCATCTGGTGCAGAATCTTATGTTGCTTTTCTTGGAGAAGGTGAATCATTCCGTACTGGAAAAAGTACACTACTCAAGTATAAAGATCGTGATGATAACATTAAACCTGTGCTATTATCTGAGGTGACTGAATACCTCCGTAAGAAGTTCAAAGCTGAAGTAGTCTCCGATATTGAGTGTGATGATAAAGTTGTGATGGAGTGTTTCAAGCGTCCAGAGCGATTTGCACTAATAGAAGATAAGGATTTTTGGGGGTGCCCAATCAATGTTTGGGACAGGAATCAACAAGAGCGTGGTATCGTAGACTGTAACAAGTTTGGTCACTTATTCTTAGACGCAAAAGGAAAGGTTCGTGGTGAAGGGAGGCTGCATTTTTATTGGCAGGTAGCCAGTGAGGATACGACCGACAACTACAAAGCTAATTGTTTCTCAGAAAAGAAATGGGCAGCTAAGGGGGCGTATAATGCCTTGGTGGGTTGTAATAGTGATAAGGAAGCCTTTCTTAAGCTGAAAGAAATCTTCTTGAATCTCTACCCTGAACCAAAGACTGTAAAGGGTTGGCGAGGAGAGGATATTTTGATTGATTGGAAATACGTCTTGACTGAGTGCTTCCATATGGCAAGGATGTTGCGATTTGAGGGGGATGATGTTGATCCTATTAAAGTGATGCAAAAGATGGGGATTGAATTATGAATAAGATTACTGAAGAACAACTGCTTGAATATGTTTCAGAAGTAGGACAGTTTGAAAAAGAGCATCGGAAATACAGCAGTTTTTATTGTTGGGTGAGCCACACAATCACACAAGAAGATGTTAAAATTCTTGCTGAAGAAGGTGTAGACGCCTCTGACTTCCTGAATGTTTGCATATCGCGTAACGGCATGTGGGATGATAGTTGGGGAACTGACTGGGATAGCGTTTCCTACGAAAAGGTGGAAGAGTATCAAGAGCTTGTCCCTGAAGTTGTTATCCCTGAGCACTATGTCACTAAGACTCGGACACAAGAGTTTAAGCCAACGTGGAACTGACACATGACGGTTCCTAGTAAGCTTGATTTAAAGAAGAGAGAGGATAAGTTAAAGTCTTTCTTGAAGAAACTCGGGCCTGATGGTAAACCACAAGAGAAGCATGTTGTTAGTGTTGTTCGTTCTGCAATACGTTCTGCTTGGATGAAGTCAGATGTGAAGTTAGCGTACTTGTATATGAATACAATTCCTGATATGGATGACAGTACGAGAACGAAGTGGCTTACTAAGTGTGAGATTTGTGAAGGGTTGTTCAAGTTGAATGAAGTGCAGATTGATCATAAACTCGGCAACCACAGCTTCACTAAGGTTGAAGACTTTGAGAACTACTTCAATAACATCCTAATGGTTGGTTTTGATGACTTACAGATACTGTGTGTGGAGTGCCACGAGTGCAAGACGTTGCAGGAAAAGCAAGGGCTTACTTGGGAAGAAGCTAAAGCAACTAAAGAAGCTATTAGACTACAGAAAGCTAAGCTTGATACACAATGGCTTAAAGAAAATGGCATAATTCCAGCCAGCAACTCAGCTAAGCGAAGAGTTCAGATTGTAGAAAAATTAATGGAGGAGAAAGAAAATGAATAAATACGAAGAGATGCTTGAGCTAGACAAAGACAGTTTCTTTGCTTGTTGGTTCTTTGCAGAGATTGTTCAGTTTGGTGTGTTTGCTAATGTGTTTATGAGCCAGATTGGTGTTGTGTGATGGAATGTCAATATACGCTTGGGTATGAGGATGCTCTTATTGAGTGCCTTGTGAACACAAAAGAGCTAATCAACGAGCTTGGAGAAGAACAAGGGTTAAAAGCTCTTCGAGATTGGCTTAAACATGAGCTTAAGAGTATGGGAGATGAAGAATGAAAGAAGACATTCATTATACGAATCTAATGCTGAAGCTTGAGAAGCTTGAAGAGAAGATTGGGCGTCTTGAAAAGATTCTTCTTTCTGATCCAACCAAGGAGAAGTCAATCACTCCGAAAGATTTTAGTAATTTCTTAGAGTTCCACAAAGAAAAGACAGTTGACTTCAAAAACTTTGGCAGCTTCCATTTGGGTGCTGTAGCAGATAGTGAAGAAACAAAATACGGTTGTATTTGGGAAAATCTAAGAGAAGAAGATCGGACAAAGCCAATGGGAATTAGCTGTCCTTGTAAGAAATGTTCCGCGTATTCTATGAGCTAAAGAGGAGATTATATTTTGCGACATCTATTTCTACCAGACGTACAGGCAAAAGAAGGCGTTCCACTTCAACATCTTGAAGCAGCAGGAAACTATCTTGTAAAGAAGCAACCGGAAGTAGTTGTGTGTATCGGCGATTTTGCTGATATGCCGAGCCTAAGTTCTTATGATGTGGGCAAGAAAAGCTTCGAAGGGCGTATGTACACCAAAGATGTTGAAGCTTCTCGTAAAGCTATGGATATCCTTCTTGGTCCTCTGAGGCAGTACAACATGCAGCAAGCCATTAACCGCAAGAAGCAATATAAGCCACGAATGGTCATGTGCTACGGCAATCACTGCCAAGGTCGTATTGAGCGTGCTGTTGAGAATGATCGGAAGCTTGAGGGTTTGATTTCGGTGAACGATCTTGGTTTTGCTGAGGCTGGTTGGGAATGTCATGACTTTCTAGACATTGTGAATATTGATGGTATTCGTTACAGCCACTACTTTGTAAACCCAAACAGTTTGTTGAAGAATTGTGTTGGTGGTAACATTGATGCAAAGCTCAAGAACCTTGGCTGGTCGTTTAGTATGGGTCACCAACAAACGCTACAATACGGTGTGCAATATCTTCCAGACGGGGAGTGTCGTCAAGGTCTAGTAGCCGGAGCCTTCTACCTCCATGACGAAGGATACATGGGTGGTCAGGGTAATAAGAGTCACTGGCGCGGTATTGTGATGAAGAACCAAGTAGAGAATGGTCGATATGATCCTTGCTTTGTTTCTATGAAATACCTTCTGGATAAATATCTATAAGTGCTTGACAGACAAAAGAAAAGATGAAACAATACGCAGCATGGAGAGCTTCTTAGCAGAAGCAAATAGGAAGGGAAAGGATTCCCAAACAGAGATTAGAGAGGAGAAAGAAGATGTGAAACACGAGTTTACTTATCTGAGGTATATAAAAGATTCTGGATCAGCTCCGCAATCTGTTGTGGCTGAATGCCTCATTTGTCACAGGGAAGTTACTATAAAGAGGACATTTATTAATAATAAGTCACAACTATCCTGTGGCTGCCATAGAAAGCTTAGACCAAGACAGGATTTTACTGGCGAGTACATAAATGGAATTCAACTTATCGGGTATATTAGCAACTCAATGTGGCGATGCCTAATGGCGTGCGGGCACATTCGTGATATGATGCTCAGAGCTATTAAGAAGGCGAGTCACGGACACTGTAGAAATTGCTCACTTGAGTTAGGTTTGAATAATAAGAAACACGGTTTAGCTGGGACCAGAGTATACAAAATACACTTCGGAATGAAGGATAGGTGTAGAAACCCAGAATCCGATGCTTATATGCACTACGGTGGTAGAGGTATCTACTACGATCCGAGGTGGGAAAGTTTTGAAGTTTTTTGGGAAGATATGTCAGAAGGGTACTCAGATCATTTAGAGTTAGACCGGATTGACCCTAATGGTAATTATTGCAAGGAAAATTGCAGGTGGGCGGGGAGAAGTTTACAGTGTTACAATAGACGACTAGACACCAACAACACATCTGGTAAGTCAGGAGTTTCTTTTTCAACATCAACAGGTAAGTGGCATGCCTATATTGATTTTGAGGGGAGGAGGATAAATTTAAAGCTTCACGAAACATTTGAAGAAGCTGTTAGGGTAAGAGAGCTTGCTGAAATTGAATATTTTGGATTTAACAAGGAGTAATAAAGAATTGAAACTGAAGGTAAAACGTTTGTACCCAGAAGCTAAGCTCCCAACTTATGCAACCGAAGGAGCTGCTTGTTTTGATATCTCTACATATCTTAATGGGGATGTAGATTATGGTGAAGCACATGTATTTTCTACAGGACTCGCATTTGAAATTCCAGAAGATCATGTTATGCTTGTGTTTAGCCGAAGTGGTCACGGGTTTAAGAATGATGTGCGTCTTTCCAACTGTGTTGGGGTAATCGATTCTGACTACGTTGGCGAGCTTAAGGTGAAGATGGCTTGTGATAAGCCGGGTTGGGGTCTTGAGATTAATGCGGGTGAAAGGATTGCTCAGGCTATGGTTATCCCTGTCAAGCAAGTGCAGTTTGAAGAAGTAGATGAGCTTAAGTCTACGAAGCGTGGTGATAAAGGGTTGGGATCGACGGGACGTTAAATGTCTAACATTCGTTACATCTAAGCAAGATTGTTATGTAGACGTAACAGAGGAGGAATGGAAATGAAAGTTCGAGTGAAGGTTGCTAATTATGAG